TTCAGTACGGAGACCGTTCTCAATCGCAATTTTGTTTTCTTCCATCCAATTCTCTACAACGTAGTTTAGGTAGCCATCGACTTTTTCAACAAGGTCGTTCTGGATGCGTGTAGTTTCCTCAGCAAGTTCTTCGGCATACTGTGCATCAACACTTTCAATGTGCTCAGCAAGTTTTACCTTCAGCGCTGCTTCAAAAATTACTTCAGCCTTTTCCTTGAACCCTTCGGAAAGAGTTGCTTCGGAATCAACCAGAGCATTCAGATCCTCATCGAAGTTGCCTTCGACGATAGCGTCTTCGTCAGTTTCGAGACCTTCAGTTGCACACATTGCTTCGTATGCAGCCTTCAGTTCATCTTTTTTCATTTTGGACATCTGCATAGACATAGCATTAATCATGCCTGCCTTTGTTTTTGGTAGCGATGTTTTAGCGGGTGCTGATTTTTTTACTGTAGCAGCAACGTCGGCAGCAGCCTTTTCTCCATCAACTTCCATGTCAGCCTTACCCTTAGCAACCGGGGCTTGAGCCTCTTCCAAGGTTTCTTCGTCAGAAACTTCAACGTCTTCAACGACATCATCTTGGAGTTCTTTGATGTCCTCGATCGGATCTAATTTTTGATCAGACATTTTTTTTACTCCTAATCGAGTTAAAGTTTTGAGAGGAAATCTTTGAAGGCTTTCATCTGTGTTTCCGCTAAGCGGTTAGATGGTGCCCGTTTGATCTCAGTCTCGAACCGTTCAATTTCTTGCGCCTTTAGGATTCCATTATCCCAAATCCATTCAACACCTTCCATGATTCCATTGACAAACGCCTCTGGAGCGGAAGGATCCTGAACTATATCGACGGCTGATAACATAAAATCATTACTGACTACGTTAGCGCCGTTCTTTTGCACAAGACTACCCATACCACGACTTGAAACACCGAGCTGAACCCCACCATCCATAAGACCTTCAACGATCCTACCCATAGGAGTATCCAACACGAGTGCTTTACCCATCACATTATCACCATCCCATTTTAGTTCGGTGATGCGATGAGATACTTTATCCAAGTTAATAGACGGACCTTCTGGATGATTTAACTCACCGACTGCCCGACTCTTGGAAACTTGTTCGCTGACATATTTGTCAACTGCGGATTCTAATGTTGCTCGAGGATACACACGGCCGTTGCGATTCTTCTGCTCGGCCTGCATAAAGACTCCTTCAATAATACGTTGTTTCTTACCGTTCTTCTCTTCGGTAATGATACTGTACTGAAGGTCCTCAGTGTATTCTGTAATCAGCTTCATTGATTATCCCAATATGTTTTGCTCAGTTCGCCGCGATTCGCTGTTGGTGAATCTCCGACTCTCCGAACTTTTGTATAAACCTCATGACCTTTGAAAGTCCTAACTCCGCTAGTTTGTTTTAACCAGAGCGGACGATATGGACTACCAACGCCAGGATCGGCTGGTGCATTATCATATTCCCAGTTGGGATTATTTGTAATAGCGACCCATGCCATTTGTTACTTCCCCATCAAATCCGTAAAATCTTTAGCAGCTTTTTCTGCTTCCTTTGCGGACTTAAATTTGTCTAACATATCGCCATCTACATAAGCGATAAAATCTGAACCTTTTTTAGAAACGACTGCGTCGTATTTGCCTTTGCCAACCTTAAACTTTTTTACCTGCTTTTCACCTGGCTTCAACTTAAAAGAGGCTTCACTCAGACTCGTCCGAAACTCCGTGAATTTCATCATCTGTTTCTACCTCTTGTTCTGTTTCAATCTCATCCACCTCAACGGCGGTTTCAACTCCAGCCATGGTGTTGGCCAATTCAATTTTTCGGTCATTCATTGCAGAATTAATTTTATCCTGCATAACATTCGCAAACGATTTTTCAGCATCAGCCATATTACCTGAGCCTACTTGTGTTACGAAATCCATTACGTCAGCCATTCTATTATCCTCATTCTATTTTATTTATAAAAAATTAAATTTCTAGAGATCATCAATACTGATATCGCCTTCTTCACCGTCTTCCTTTTCGGCATTGATTTGCTTATCAATCATTTCGATCTCATCGTCGGTTTGCATTAAGATGTTCTTACGAACCCACTCAATAGAATAGTATTTACCAACATATTCATCGAGTTCTCTAAGGGTAGACATACGTTCCCTTAAAAGTTCCGACTCTTTCAGTTCAACAAAGTGTGTGTCCTTCAAAAAGTCAATGTTTATGTCTTGACTGATTTCTTTCCACTCACCCTCAGTAATGATTCCTTTTAGGATCAACTGAGTTTTCAACAAGTCCATGAAAAGACCTGAGAATTTTTTACGAAGTCTGGCGATAAACTTCTGGAATTTTAGTTCATCACGAGTAATCTCTGTGGCTCTTCCAAGAGCAAACTGTGATTCTTGTTCTAGACGGTCAGTTGGAACGTTGAGCGCTCTGTACAATTTCTTTTGAAAATAGATGATGTCTTCGATCTGTCCGAGGTTTTCCCCTCCTGGTAGGGTCGTGATCTCTGTACCTCGACCACCTTCTCTACGCGGTAGCCAGAAGTCCTCGAGCATCGACATGTGTTTACGATCGTCCTTGAGTTCGCCGGTATTAGCATCATACACCATCTTGTTTCTGTATTTTGACATAATGTTGCGAAGGTATTCCTCCGCCTTACCCTTAGGTAAGTTACCTACGTCGATATAAAAGATCCTGCGCTCGGGTGCGCGCGAGAGGCGGTAGATAACCAACGAATCTTCCATCATACGAAGCTGATTCACTGGCTTTAGTGCTTTATGAAGATAACCTAATACCTTCTTACGGGATGGATCCAACAGACCAGAAGGAATGTATGTAACCGCATCCTTAGAAATCTTTAGCCCTTGGTTGGACTTATCAAGAGGTTCGTTTTGATAGATGTAGTATTCTTTAACATCCTTTACGATCTTAATACCAGTCTTCTTATCGGTATCGTGTTCGACCTCTTTTACCTTACGAATCTTAGTAGCGTCAATAGGTCTTACTTCTATTAGCCCACGCTTTGGATCCGCGTTATCGATAATCTTGTGATAGTATAGTTTGGAATCAACGTACCATCTTCTAAAAATCTCATGACCGTACCAACTAAAGTTTAAGAGATTGACCACAGTCTCAAACTCTTCAAGCATTAGCTTTTTGATTTTTGCTGGTTGATCCAAATCATCAAGGATAAGTTTAACCGGAACACCGTCAGTGTCCGATACCACTGCTTCGTTAATGATGTCTTCGATCGCAGCATCGCATTCTGGTTGGAACGATGCATCACGATACTTCATGATTAGTTCTTTTTCGGTTTTGGCTGAAGATGCATCCATGTCTAGGTAGGAACCGAAGTATCCTCCAGCATTGATTACCTGACCAAGGCCGTCATCAGTCTCAGGTGGAACAAACGAAACTTTTTTCTTTTCGTCGGTTTCTTCCTGTCCTTTACGTTTTATTTCAAATCCAAATAGTTCAGCCATCTTTCACCTCTGTGTAGTAACACGGGGAGGATAGACCCTCCCCGCTATACTATTTATCGCTTAAGTTGTAGTGCCGGATTCCCAGTACTGAACTTGAAGCTCAACCGTGAATTCCTCGATTGCGTTTTCGTTATCGTATGATAGATCGATAGCCGAAACGTTTGTCGGGAATGTTCCACGGAAATCATAACGTTTAGTCACAACACCTGATTTGTCCAACTGCTCAACGATCATATCTGCTTGATAATCCGCTGGGTTAGTTAGACCAGTGTTGTTCTGATGTTGGTTAATACCATTCATCCAACGCTCAAATGCATTGCGCACTTCCATGTTTACGTCGTTGATGATAGTGATATTCCAAGGTTCAAACGTACGATCACCTGCAAATTGTACCTGACGACCACGGAATGGTACCGTGATAGGTGCAATGATTGATGCAGGTAACTGAGCAGCCTTACACATGAAGGATGTCAGCTCGACGTTGCCAGCCGCGTAACTAGGAAAGTTAACAGTGGCCTTGAAAAGGTTGGAACGTGCACCGCCACCTACGAGCTTTGACTTAAAGTCATCTACTCCTAAAATTGCCATCTCTTACTCTCCTTATTGTCCAACGACCTCGCTGAACTCTACACCAGTACGAGTGGCGATAAAGTTTAGCGTGATAAAGTTGATAGAACGAGCAGGCTTGACGAAGATATCTGCAACGAAGCGGTTGGAATCAATTACCTCACCAGTGTTATTTGTTTCGTCACAAACAACAGCGAAGTCCGTGATACCACGACGACCTTGAATATCCCTCAGGAACGGCTCGACCAAATTCCTGAATTGAGCTCTTGTGAACTCATCGTTAAACTCAAACAACTGAAACTTAGCAGCGGTTGAGATTGCCTTCTCCATAGTAATAAACAGTCTGCGAACGTTAATACGATCGAATGCAGAAGGTTTACTTTGTGCAGTTTTGTCACCGTAAAGAACGATTCCTTGTCCTGGGAACGAAGCGATAGGATTCACTCGAGCCTTGTACAAAGTATCTCTTTCGGCTTGTGTTGGGTTAAACTTCAACTTAGTTACACCGCGAATTACTCCACGTGTGAAACCAGCAGGGGAGAACCATGCATCTGCGACACCATCAGTATAGGCACAAAGACCTGCAGTGTTACCTGCGTTACCGATCCAACGATATGCATCGTTGTACTTGTCGTAGACATAAATGACTCCTGAATCAAGTACACCGTAGGACGATGAATTGATAGAGTCTGCCCATGTTTTTGTTGCTGCTGCATCTGCAGTAGCGATTGGTGGTGATACGAACGCGACGCAATCCTTTCTTGCGGCCGCGACTGCGATGATAGTATTAGCATCAGTTGAGCTTACCGCTCCACCAATGATAAGGTTAACATCCAAAGTTTCTGAATCACCGAATGCGCTTGAGTAAAGTGCAGCTACACTGGATGGTGCAACATCAGTACCACCAGACAACGTAAACTCATCATCGTCAGTACCCGTTGCGCTTACTGCATCGGAACCAACCCATACCCATTTCGAGGTACGGTTAATTACGTCGTTGATATACTTGGATGATCCATCATCGTTTTTAGCTCCAGCCGTAACTGATAGATTAGCAAACTTTTCAAGAACAGTATTCGCTGAACCAGAAATGTCGCCATCCTCATCAAGTACGAGAACGTGTACTTCGCCAGCATCGGGTGCGATATCGAATTGGCCCTGCCAAGAGACAGAAGCTGCATCTGAATCAACGCCCCAAGAGGTATTCTTAATTACGACTACCTTTAGCGAGTTTCCAAGAGCTCCAGGATACTTAGCGATGAACTCGCCTGTACCTGTTAGTGTTAGCGAATCATAGTGGTCCTCATTCTTAACGAGAACGTTTGCGTCCCCAGAATCAGTACCGCTGTCCGCGTTAACTGCTGCGCCTACACCACGGTAGACTTTTAGGTTGTTTCCATACTGCAAAAATGATGCAGCATTAAGGAAATCATTATAGATTGTGGCGCTGGGTTCTCCGAATTTGTTGACCAATTCCTTTTCAGAACCAACAGTAACTACTTCTTCAACAGGGCCCCAGCGGAAATGTCCGGCAACGGCTCC